TGAGCATTTTTTGTGGGTGGAAAAATACCGTCCTAAGACTATTGATGAGTGTATTTTATCTAAAGAGCAGAAAGACTACTTTAAGAATCTAGTTAAGAATGGTGAGATTCAGAATATGCTCTTATGTGGTACTGCAGGTACTGGTAAGACTACTGTTGCAAGAGCATTATGTGAAGAGTTGAATTCTGATTATATTATCATTAACGGTTCTGAAGAGTCCGGTATTGATGTACTGCGTACTAAGATTAAATCTTTTGCTTCGACTGTATCGTTTACGGGTAATACGAAGGTTGTTATTCTTGACGAGGCTGATTACCTAAATCCTAATTCGACTCAGCCTGCTTTACGCGGCTTTATCGAAGAATTTGCTAATAACTGTCGATTTATCTTTACTTGTAACTTTAAGAATCGTATTATTGCGCCCTTGCATTCACGGTGTGCAGTGGTTGAGTTTAAGATTCCTAATAAAGAGAAACCAGCAATTGCAGGTGCATTCTTTAGACGGGTAACTGAAATTTTATCGCTAGAAAGTATCCCGGCAGACGGTAAGGTAGTTGCCAAGGTAGTTGAAAAGCACTTTCCTGACTTCCGTAGAACGTTAAACGAACTGCAGCGTTATGCTCAGTCAGGTTCTATTGATGAAGGTATTCTAGTTAGTATTGGCGAGGCCAATATGAAGGATCTAGTCGAAGCTATTAAAGATAAAGACTGGAAAAAGATGAGATCGTGGGTCGTTAATAATCTCGATAATGATCCTGTATCGTTGTTTAGACGCATTTACGATACCTTGATCCCTATGACTAATCAAGTACCTCAACTGGTACTAACGATTGCCGATTATCAGTACAAGTCTGCTTTTGTATCTGATCAAGAAATTAACCTTGTTGCGTGCCTAACTGAGATTATGGCATCGGTGGAGCTAAAATGAAAAAAGAAATAAGTCAACATATATCAGAGAACCAAGAATGGTGTGCAGTAGTATCCTTAAATAACGATACAGCCCAATATGAAGTTACCTACATTGATCGAGCTAACAGTTCAGTTGTAACGCAATATTTTAATACACTTAACGAAGCAGAAGATGTTGCAGAAGATTGGGCTCTAAATGAATGAATTACTAAAACCGACATTTGATTGGATTAAAAGTGACTACCAAACTGATAGAATACGTTTTTATCTTGAGGTCATTGCTTGGGCTATTTCTATTGGTTGTTCTATCACTATGGCACTCACCGTTCCAACACCACCTCTCCTCGTACTTTACCCAATCTGGATTACTGGTTGTGCTATATACGCTTGGTGCGCTTATAGTAGGAATTCCTTTGGTATGCTCGCTAATTATATTCTTCTTACCGCAATCGACAGCTTCGGATTAGCGAGAATGCTATGGACATAAACGATGTGTTCGGCCAGACTGCAGAACCTGTAAAAGAAGAGGTATATAAAGCGCCATCAATATCACCTTTTGACTTTATCAATGCAATTACGTTCAATAAGACCGAACTAATAGTAGATGATTGGTCAGAAAAGCAGTATGTGTCATACATCGTTAATAAAGGGCTTTCTTATGGAGCAGATACTGTAATACCTGCAAATGAGATGAATTCTCGCCCTCATATCGATAAAAAACTTCAATTTCAATTTTTAATAAATAGTATTAGGCCTCGTAAACGTTTCAACAAATGGATTAAGGCTGAGAAGATTGAATCGATAGAAGTTGTAAAGACATATTATGGCTATAGCACTGAAAAAGCCCGTCAAGCCCTTTCTATCTTAAATCAATCTCAAATAGATTATTTAAAACAAAAATTAGAAAAAGGTGGAGCTGATGTCCAATGAGTTTTTTAGGATTAACATTCCAGGGTACAATCCCCTTGAAGTTACCCTGGTACAACCCGACGATTTTTTAAAAGTAAGAGAGACATTAACTAGAATTGGCGTGGCTTCTAGAAAAGATAAGGTTCTTTTTCAATCCTGTCATATTTTACATAAACAAGGTCGTTATTACATTGTTCACTTTAAAGAGCTGTTTGCCTTAGATGGTAAATCTGCCGACTTAAGTGAAAATGACCTGCAAAGAAGAAATACAATTGCCAAGCTGCTGTTTGATTGGGGTTTGGTACAGATTTTAAATCAAGATAAGTATCTCGATATTGCGCCTCTATCCCAGATTAAAATTATTGCTTTTAAAGATAAAGGTGAATGGGATCTGCAAACAAAGTACAATATTGGTAAAAAAAGAACAGATTTTTACGATTAATCATATAAATAATATTAACACGGCGGGCGCCCAAGCGGGCCCGTTCTTCGATCCCACCTTAGGGCTGTTTGATGCTACGGTATAAGGCGTCCGGGCAATTGCACTGTCACCCGTTAGTTGACCCTGTATTAAGTAAGCAGGGCTAACGCTACGCCTTCGGGGTAGCACATTTATACTCGCTTAATAGGAGAACTATATGTTTTACGCAAACATGGCTATTGATTCCATTCAAGACGCCAAAATTACCTTCCTCAAACAAACCGTGCAGGAAGAGTCCCTTAAAAAACCTTTAGTTGATTTTGTCGAGGCACAACGTGTCTTTACAAAACAAATTGCTAAGTCTGCCAACGATGTTATTACATTGGCTTCTGAGACATTTGCAAATGCAATTTCCGGTACAACAAAAAAGGGAGCTTAATATGACACTAGGTAACATCGCTTTTGGTCCTGCATTCAAGGACATGGATAAATTTCTTGTTGGTTTCGATGACCAGTTTTCGCGCATTGCAAAGATGCACGATGACATGACAAAGAATATTCCTAACTATCCCCCTTACAATATTAAAAAAACAGGTGACAATACTTACGTTGTTGAAGTAGCTGTTGCTGGTTTTTCTAAGCAAGACATTGAGATCGAACTCAACGACGGTAAGATGTTGATTAAGGGTAATGTTCAATCAAACGAACCAGAAGAAAGCTTCTTGTTCAAAGGTATTGCAAACCGCGCGTTCACACGCTCGTTTGCGCTCGATGATCAAATTGAAGTTAAAACTGCTGAGATGTTCAATGGTATGCTTAAAGTATTTTTAGAGCGTATCATACCTGATCATAAAAAGCCGAAGAAGATCGAAGTTAAAGATACTTCTGACGATAAACCTAAAAAAACTAAACCACAACTGCTTACAGAAGATCCACAAGATCGCGACCTGTAAGGGAAGCCCCTTCGGGGGCTTTTTAAATTGTTCACAAGACAAGGAAGCATATGAAAAGACTAATTAAGCATATAATTGATATTCTTGCTGAAGCAAAAGCTGAAATCACTAAATATAGGACATCCAATAAACTACAAGGACGATGAAACTAGTAACACTCGGCACTGTGCGAAAAGGCGACTGGGTAATTAAAGCCAGTTGCCTTGATGAGCAGATATTGATTTTTTTATATAACGAGTGTATAATGGTATCAGGCGTTGCAATATTTTATTGCGAGGAACAAGCATATTATTTTATAGAAGGTTTAGATCATGAGTCGCGAAGCTGGTAAGGGATCCAAAGCGAGACCATTTTCCGTTAAATTAAATGAGTTTGATAGTAACTGGGATAACATCTTTAAAAAGAAGAAACCCGTTAAACTCACTAACCCGTTAAATCATGATATATGGTTGTGTGAAGACTACGGGAATATACGTAACGTCGATGGCGTTGAATATGTTACGGTTTACAAGGAGGAAACTCCTGATAGAACGCACTTAATGCGTAAAGATGCGTTACGAACGTAACAGTTGCAATTTTCTCGGAAGAGCGTATAATATATACATCAACTAAGGAGATGTAAATGAAAAAATTTATTGTTGTTGTACTTGCTGGTCTAGCTTTTAGTAATTCTGCTTTTGCATGGGGTGAGCGTGAACAAGGTGCGCTTGCTGGTATTGCAGGCTTGTGGGCGTTTCAGCAACTGCAAAGAGCTGGTCAACCTCAAGTTATCTATCAGCAAACACCTCCCGTGATTGTACAACAACCACAGGTAATTATACAGCAGCCCCCTATCTATAGTTATCCTATTCGAAACTATTATTCTTGCCTCGTGCAAGTCCAAGACCCGTACACAGGTATTATTAGGAACGAAGTTCGTACCTGCGTACAATAAAGTAAAGTATAATTATGAAGCGTGTGATTTATTTGGATATGGATGGTGTAGTTGCTGACTTCAACAGCTACACCAGCGCCTTACTCGGTCGCGAGATTGGGTGGGAGGGTAGAGATCTTTCAGATGATGAATGGAAGACTATTACCTCAATCGATCACTTCTACCTACAACTACCCCTAATCCCTGAGTCTGTTGAGCTAGTTAATCTAGCAAAACAATTTACTGACCTGGATTTAAAATTCCTTACAGCTATCCCTCGACGTACTACAATGCCATCGGCGCAAGAAGATAAGCGTGAATGGTTAGAGAAGTATTTTCCTGGTATACCTATGGAGATTGGTCCATACAGTAAAGATAAACAGAAGTGGGCTAATACGGGTGATATCTTAGTTGATGATAAACTATCAAACGTATTAGAGTGGATGCAAGCAGGTGGTATTTCTGTTCACCATACCGGTAACTTTGAAAAGACACTTGCAAATTTGCGTAGAGCTGTTACAATGAATCAGCCAGCAATGCTCGGTGAAGTAAGTGTTGTTGCGGATACCAGTAATACAATCTCTCTGGTAGAGAGTTATTAAGTCACGGGCCTCTAGCTCATGTTGGTTAGAGCAGCGGACTCATAATCCGTTGGTGCCGTGTTCGACTCACGGGGGGCCCACCATTTCGGAGTAAATATGGAAAACAAAAAGTATATCTTAGATGTTGTCGATGCAGAGGATGGTTCCGAGGATAAGATGCTTCAGTTTTCTGAAGAGTTTCTCGTTGACCACGACTGGCGTCCAGACGATGTTATTAGTTTTGATGTGCAAGAAGACAAGTCAATTATATTAAAGAATAAAACCTGGGAAGCAAGAAATGAAAGTCTATCAAAGCAAATACCGCTACCATTGGATCAGCCCCTACACAATTCTTGAGAAAGTTTTCTTTTGGCGAGAGATTGATTATGATGAACCAATTATTAAAAGACTCAATAACATATTAGAGCCTTTTTGTACAGGTATTCTAAAAGTTCTAGACTTTGTACACCCTAAGATCAATTATGTAAAGATTGATAAGTGGGATACATGGAGTATGGATAGTTCACTTTCTATTATTATTTTGCCTATGCTTAAACAGCTTCAAGCTACTAAGCATGGTGCACCATCCGTTGACGATGAAGATGTACCTGAGGGGCTTAATCTTCGTTCAACAGAAGCACCACCAAAAGAGAACGAGTGGGATATTGACGAGAACTGGCATAAGCGCTGGGACTGGGTCTTAGCAGAAATGATCTGGACTTTTGAACAGTTAACATCCGATTGGGATTCTCAATACCATACAGGTGAATTTGATAGAGTAAGTACACCATGTGCTTGGGATGAAAATGGTAAGCCTACTATGTACAGCTGGGACAAAGGTCCTAACGATACGAGTGAATTCGACAGCGAGGGTTACACTAAGCATAATGAGCGTATCAATAAAGGTCTAATTTTATTCGGTAAATACTACAGAGGTCTTTGGGATTGATTATGAAAAGTGTATTAGTTATTACCCCTACCACAGGGGCACCTGAATTAGTAGATGCAGTAAGATCGGTAATTGGTCAGACGTATAAAAACGTTGACTGTTTAATTGTTGTTGATGGGGCAAAGTTCTCCCGAGAGACAGATGAAACGCTTAACGGGAATATTACTACTAATGGTGGTAGGGTAAGCCGTATTGATCTACCTTACAATACAGGTGGTGGTGGTTTTTATGGCCACCGTGTAATGGCAGCATTTGGTCATCTAGTTAACCATGATTATATTTTATTTCTCGATCAGGATAACTGGTTTGAGAAAGATCACGTTGAAACATTGGTTAACGAATGTGAAAAGTATAAGTTTGATTGGGCATACTCCCTACGTAAGATCTACAGTAAGGATA